CGATCTCTGAAAGATTCTTGCCATTGGCTCCTCGGTAATATTTTGACTTGCCATTGATGGTTGAGGAGATATGACTAGCCAAAGTTCTTTTTGCACTCAGGACAGAAACATCCATCGCAAATTGTAAATTGCTATCACTCGCATAACCAGCGGCATAAATGTTCTCTTTGTCTTCCGGTGGTTCAATATACCAGCTTGGTGCCTCACTCAGTTGATTTGATGATGAGCATGCTCCAAGAAATAATAGTGCTACCATAAGTTTTTTCATCTTCATTTCCTTTCTAAAAAATACTGTATTCTATTATTATTTTAATTGCAGTTAATCCAACAATTACTCCATAACCTATTAATAATGTCGCCATAATTTTTCCTTTCTAAACATCAATTGTCTCCAGTGACCAATCGTAGGAATGAGATCCCAAAATAAACTTTTCAATTATATCAATATCAGCAACAAGGTCATCAAGCAATAGCTGACGCCATGTGGCAAACCGACCAAGGGAATAAATTCCATATTCCTCACTCAGCATTAGAATGAAGTCTTTGCGTAGTTTGTCATCAATGGGGAGGATCTTGCCATATTTCTGTTCGGAAGATTTTAGATCTACCAACTTGGTTGCATCGATTCCAAAGTCCTCTCGAAGAGTTGTCATGATCAGTGGACCTGGATTCTGCTCTGGTGGTTTAGAATGTTCAATGATAACTGTGTTGCCCATTACCGATGCGCGATAGTAGGTGAGTTTTTTATCCGGATAATAGATTGTTTGATACACATCTATATCAGGCTCCGTTATGGTAGCTCTCTGAATCCAGATGGGTTTGAATTTAAACTCTGCCACTGTCGGACTCCAACCTGCCAGCTTCATCATCAGTGGCATAGGGATGGTGCTTATGATAGGCTCTACATTTTTGTTAGCCTTCAGTTCAATTAAAGGAGTGAGAGCTCCAAGTTTGCTATCATAATGAATAGTACAATTGACGGCCATGAGCTCAATTAGATTTAAAGGAGCGATGTAGCGAGATGCATTTTCTAAATTATCAATTGACCGATGAATCACTGAGCCTGTAACCTTGAGCGAATATTGATTGGAAAAAAATACAGTTGGTTCATTATAGAGTTTCCGCTCATAGCTAATTGCCTTTGATACCTGTACATTTTTAAAACGGACACCGCAAGCAGCCCCAACATCTGGAGTTCTAAAGCGCAACAAAGCTGCATGATTGTTCGGAAGCCAGTTCTGGGCTTCATGAATCACTGGCTGATATCTTCGTAAAATATTTGCAGCCAGTAGACCTGCCATTCCTGCTCCATAAATAATCATACTAGAACTCCCACCAATACCCAGAATAGAAAAACGTAGATTGCTTCCATAGCTTCCATTAGCTTTCTCCTTCTTCTACCTCGAAAGCCCCAGCCGACTGATCGGTCTGAGGCCTCCGAGGAAGGAACTCCAAATTTCAGAGCGGTGCGATTGGTTTCGACTCCCATGTTGAATGATGAGTCTGCCCAGTGGGACTCAGTGCCCTAAGAGCGGTCCCAGCCTTTTTTCTGGCAACCTGTATCTGATTTCTTATGTGACGTATATCCTCACGTTTCCTATCAGAACGACAACGCATCTCTCTCTCACCAAGCTCATTCCACTGAACGGTCAAAAGAACGTGGCAAGTTACTAATGCCTCTGCTAAATCTGCGAATTTTTTCTCTAAGTCATCCATTTCATTTCCTTTCTCTCTACCCAAAATGCCCCAGCGGCATTATCCGTTTGGGGCTGTTGGGGCTGGGAGTAAAATTTAAGTCAATTTATCACCAACTTTAACTGTTCTCAATTCCTCGTACCATGCTTTTGCGGCGGCTTCAATTTCATGAGGATAGTATCCAAAGATTCCCATTCTCTCTTTTGATAAAGCAAGGCATTCTTCGTAGGTCATTTCTTTTTTCATGTTACACTCCTGCTCTTTCAAGTGCGTCTTTCC